TGCCAGCGATGCGGGAACGCTCAGCCTCAGCGGCTTCGGCCCGCACCTGCTGCAGATCAGGTGCAGTGTTTTCCATTTCAGGAACAGTTTGGGTAGGTGCTGCCGGAGCAGCTTTTGCAGGTTCGGAGTCCACTAAGGAACGGCCAATCCCGACCCCCGGATCAGCGGGGATCGAAACAACCGAAACCTCATAGGGCCTCCAAGAGGTGGCGACAAAATCGCCGCCCTCGCGCTCCTCCATTTTGTCAATGGAGTAGCCAAAGGAGACATTTCTAAGAATGCCGTCCCGTACATCGCTCAACACTTGCTGAGCGAAATCATTGCGGCTGAACCGCACTTGCGTGTAACCGCGACGTTTTTCTTCGTCGATGTAGGCACGCTCAACAACCCCGATCACACGATCAGGATCGTGGTTGAACAACAGCGGTGCGCTGTCATTCAGCCGGTCAAGATCAGCTGCGCCACGATCGTGGCTCAAAATCTCTTGCCCGAAATAACGCTCAACCGGAAACTCAGAAGAGAACGGAAACTCATAAGTTCGCTCTTCAACCTCGTCAAAGGTTGTTGCCTCGCTGCGCTTGTAAGTCTTGCCCTCAAGCCAACGCAGTGCTGGGATCTTGCTCAATGCTGAGAAGCGATGGCCGACCTGCACATCTGTTGCTTCCCAGCCGTCGTCACCTTCGCGGTAAACAGTGATCAGAGCAGCGGGATTGTCTTCGTCACCGTTGATGGTGAAATCTGAATCCGGCACATTGATCGAGCCATCGCGCTCAATGCGGTCAATCTTGCCTTTTGCTTGGCCGCCGGATGAATCCCATTGGACAAAATCGCCCACAGATAATTCGCCAGGCTCAGCCCGATTCGTGTCCATGCTCCTATCACGAATTGATTTGATTCTATCTGCTTTACCTGCAGACCACACCTGACCTGCATCTCCTCCCCATGCTGCCCATGCGACCCTGCCGGCTGACGGATAACCATCCTCACCCTGGCTAAAACCTTCGCCTTGTTTGTCCACTTCATGGCGGGCAAACCAGGCATTCATCGCAATCACCGTGTCGGCGCTTAATTCATCACCGCTCAAAATCTGCGTTGCCCTGCGGGCTGCAACTTCAGTGCCGCCCGCTTCGCCGTCAGCCTTCCAATCGCGATAGCGCTGCGCCTCTTCCTTCATGCCCTTTGTAGGCATCAGGTCAATCTCAACGCCTTCAATCGTCGCCATCTTCTGTCACCTCCTCCTCAGCCACAGGCTCAACCTGTTCCGCAGGGATCTCCTCAACCTCAGGCTGTTGCTCTTCCTCGCCCGGTCGCTCTGTGTCGTCAAAGGCTGGAACTGCGCCCATACCTAAACCAGGCTGAACACCGCCACCGCCGTTGACTTCGCTCGGATCAGTATCAAGAACAATGTTCATCTCATCGAGCATCGCCAGCTCTGCCTGACGTTGCTTGAGTAGATCGTCTAGGTCGCCGCCTTGCTCAGCCACAACATCGGCTAACGTCTTGAACCCGCAGCGCACTGCTGCCTTATAAGCAGCAACCTCTTTCTGCGGGTCAACGTACCCGTAAGCGCGCGGGCACCATTTGATCATCCGGTAGCGCTCAGGGTTTGCCTCATAAGCCGGCAAGCTCAGCTCACCGCCCATCACAGCCATCTCAAGCCACATGTTGAACACAGGCTGATGGAAGTTCTCGATCAGAAAACGCTGGATTGATCGCCAGTTGTCGCGATCCTCAAGCATCGCCAGCCGGCTGCTGCTGTAGTTCGACTGGCTGTAATCACGGCTCACGCTTTCGTAGCTCGTGCCAATACCAGCAGCAACAGCGCGCAGCATCCCGCGCGTAAACGGCTCAAACTGCCCGTCAGGTGCATCCAGCTGGGGCACAGTTACAGACTCGCCCGGCTGCAAATACTTGAAAACACCAGGGGCAAACGAATCGACACGATCGTTGTCGTAAACCTCCTCAGGTGTTCCCAGCTCACCCTCAGTTGTAGTGATAAAGCCCATCAGGCTGCTAGACGCCCTAGCCCGGATAACCTCGGCCTCCTCATATCCGGCCAAGTGATGCAGCCGCTTGATTGCTGATGCAAACCAAGTGACGCCACGGGTCTGGCCTGGGCGCTCCTGCACATACAGATGCAGCACCTCATCAGCCGGCAACATCAAATGACGCTTTGCTGCAGTGCCGCTGAACGGTGCATCGCCTGGGTGCTTTTGCAAGAACGCATATTGAACAGCGCGGCCGAACTGATCGACCTCAACACCCATGCGCCATTCGTTCCCATTAGCGCTGCTCTTGCCGGTGTAAGTCTCATCGAGTTGATCAGACTCAATAATCTGCAGCGCAAACGGAATCTTGCTGCCGCCAAAAGGACGCCGGATAACCCTGACGAACACCTCGCCAGACTCACACATAGCGCCGACAATCATGCGCTCAATGTCGGCAAAGCACAGACGGCCTGCCACATCGCAATAGCTCTTATAACCCCAATACTTCCAAGCCTTCTCAATCCGCTTGTTTAGTTCCTCGTCAAGCCGGCCACCTCGCTGCATCATGACCTGGGCCTGCAGCTTGATGCCCGTGCCAATCACGTTGTTCATCACTGCGCGCTTGGCTTGCCGCGCATAATCCGAGTCGCGCACCAGCTGACGCGCTCTGTTGCGCAATCTGGCAAGGCTGCCGTTGATCTCAGCATCTGCGCTCGTCCCGCTAGTCACCCAGCTAGACGTAAGGCGACTCATCGTCGCGCCTTCATACTGCCGCCGCCTCGGACGGCGTGGCTCATAACCTAGAGCCCGAAAGAGTCGCGTTGCCAGGCTCATCAGAAACGAACAAAGAGGTTGAAGGGATCGCCTTTGCCATTGGCAATCAGCGCGGCGCGGCGCTCACGCTGCACCTCAAACTTGAGCTTAGATTCCAAAGCAATAAGATCTGACATCTCATATCGAGTCAGACTGCGGCCCGCAACGCTGTAGCTCTTGACGGTATTGCCGTTGGCAATATCTCTGATTGCCTTCTGAACAGCGGCCAAATCTTTTTCAGCCTGCGTTCTGCCGTCAAACGCTGCAGCGTCGCCTGTGTAATCAAGACCGGCCAGAACTTCAATCTGACCAGCGGCGAGCGTTACTGACTCGCTGCCATAAGTTGCAATGGCCTGGAAGAACCAATCACCAGCATCAAACCCATCAGAGTCTGTTGAGCTGATCGTGAACTCCCAGCCCAGGCCAAACGCTGTTCCGGTGGCGGTGTGCGCCTCATGGTTCGTGTTTGTCCTGAAGTAATACTTCAGGGTCCAGTTACCGCTATCAATCGAGTTGCCCAGATTGTCCCTGCTGGCGTCAACTCGCCATTTGATCGTGTCGCCTGCCCTGATTTTGTCCGGAAGTTGCGTCACGGCTTCACCAGTTGCTAACGAACGACGACGAGGCAGCCGGCTTCGCCTTTACTTCCTTCGATCTTAGCGGCTGTTCAAGGCGCTTTTCCAACTGATCCCAAATCGTTCTTCGATCGTATTTCCTATAGAGCAACTGCAAACAGGCATAGCAATAAATCAATCCGTCCCAACTCTCATTTCTCGCACCGCCCTTCTTTACCCAGATGCGCTGAGGAAAGCCGTTGACGAATTTGATCTTCTGCGCCTCAGCCGTAAGCATCTTGAAAAACTCCTCACCCGTCGTCGCGTGAAAGTGCAAATAACCTTCGCCCGGCTCGGTGTATTTGAGCCGGCCCGCCATCGTGTTTTTGATGTTGTGAACGCCGACAGGAAACAAGCTGGCCCCCTTCTTTAACGTCTTGCCGCTTGCGTTGATGTCCACCCTTGTGGCCTTACCGATTGGTGGCTTGTCCCGCTGGCTTTGACCTTTGATCGCAATGACGCCATGCGCCTTCCGCTCCCTGGCGTATTGGTAAACCTCAGACGTTGCCAAACCGCCTGAGTCAACAGCAGTGAAGTCAGCCTTCAGGCTGCCCCCCAGCTCATGCGGCCAACGGCGCATCACAAATTCATCAAGCCGCTTCCAGACTTCAGACCGCGTTGGGTCTCCTGCAATCTCGACGTACTGAATCAGCCAGCCCTCTTCCTTTCGGCCCCAGCCCCACACGCTGATCGCCAGCCTTTCTCCAAGCGTTCCGCCGCCACCCTGAACGTCAACGCCGATCGTGACCGCCAGCACCCCAGCCGGCAGCACTCCCTCTTGATAATCCTCACACCTCTCAAGCAACACCTCAGCGCTCATGGCGCTGCTGTAATCGTCCGACCACGTCTGACCAAGCGTGGTGTTGATCCAAACCCGCAACTGCTCAGGGTTTGACTTTGCCTCTAGAAACTCAGCGACAAGATCAGCCCACCTCGCGTTTGGGCTGTAGCTGTACGCCGCCCAAATATGAAACCCTGCGTGCTTACCGTTGCCCGGCGCAGTAGCCCGCCACTCACCGCGCTCAACCATCCAACGTTTCTTGCTATGCGGAATCAACGTGCCGCAGCTCTCACACGCATAAGTCGCAGTCTCAGGATCGTTGTCAGTCCACCGGATATTCGCCCACTTCAGATACTGCATCTCACCGCAGTCAGGGCACGGCACAAAATACCGGCGCTGGTCTGACTCCTCAAACATCCGCTCGATGCGGCTGAAGTCCTTCACCGTTGGCGTGCTGCCGGCAATAATCTTGCGGTTCCAGTAATACTCAGTCCGCTTGATGCCCAGCTTGATCTGATCACCCTCAGATCCTGCTGACGCCGGATAACCGTCAACCTCATCAAACAAAACAA